CTTTAATATATTCTCTAACAGTTTCATTGTTGGTTACAAACTTTGCACCACTTGTGAATACTGCTTTCTGTGCTAATACACTTCTATGTGTACTAGATTTTCTTTTTAGTTCTGCTAAATATTGAGGAAAGAGGTTATTAGTACCAAAAGGAATAAACTTAGTCCTTACCTTTGATAAGTCTTGTGGTTCTTCAATATGTTCAGGAATTGCTAAGTTAAAAACTCCAAATTCAAAAGTATTACTCTTCTGATTCTGTAAATTTTTTACCTGACTTTTTTTGTTTTCTTTGGCTCATCTTTAGTTTTTGTAGTTGATAATTTTTCTACTAATGAAGTCAAACTTAAATCTTCATATAAATATGCTAATTCTTTTTGTGAACTTTTTTTTAATACAATGTTTTTCCCATTAATTAAAAGAATTAAATTATTTTTTGCTTTATATTTTGCCATTATTGTATATATTTTTAAGTAAGATAAATCTACTATATTTTTGCTACAATTACACATATTATAAAAAAGATATTAATAGGATATAGTTATAAACTTTTTACGAACCAAGTTCAACCTATTTATCTTTAATTATTATGTTGTTGTTGCTGTTAATCCAGTTGCTGCTACTACAATTCCTGTTGCTGCAGAATGTATATATTCTCTAGGCATTTCAAATTGTCTTGCCATAAGACTAATTGTAATTCCACTTTCATCAGAATAAGCAGCACCAGTACCACCTTCAGCACTCGCAAAATTACCAAAAGTTTGATTTCTTGATGCTACGCTTTCATTCTCGTATTTTTCAGAAACTCCTAAAACAAATGCTTTATCATTAGTGTCTACTGCTATTATCATTAAACAAGAAGTTAATAAGTCTTGTACTACATTTGCCTTACCTACTTCTAGTTTAGGCAACATAAAAGATAATCCGCACTCAAAAGCAGTTGAGCCATTTTCTTTAGTTGCATTTATAGTTAATGCAGGAGTTTCGTTTTTAAATTCATAAACACCCCAATCTGCATCCGTACCTCCAATATCTTTTATGCTAGTTATTGTATGTGTACCTGAACCATACACTATTGTATCGCCATCTGCCCATGCTCTTAATAAGATTCTTTTAATTCCTCCAGTTGCTTGTAAATCTCCACAACCTATTGCTAAACCTGTATCTATTGCCATTTTATTATTATTTTATTGATTATAAAAAGTAATTAAGAGAGTGTTTTTACACACTCTCTATTATTACATTATTGTTATATTAAAAGTCCCCACTGAACAAGAGAAGAGTATAAGTACTGAACTCCTAATTTAAAGTAACCTCTGAAGAACATTTTTTCTTCTAAGTCATCATAGAAAACTTTGAAAGAACCTTCAGGGTCAGTTACATCAGAACCAATGATTAAGTTTTCAACTGCACAGTAACATATACCATTAGAAAAGTTAGACCCACCATTTGCAAATAAGTCAGGGTTAGTATCTGCTAAGATAGTATCCCATTCGTACATAGCCACAATCTCAACACCTCTAAACATTACTTTAGGCGCTCCATCTACTTGGTTAGAAAGTGCTAAAGAAGAACCATTACTTTCTAGGTTTGCCATATAAGCATTGTAAATCTGTGGAGTTACAAAAAACTTTTTATCTTGAGCAGGTACTTGTTGTAATGCTGCTGCTGCACCATCATAAACATTAGTAATTAAACTTAGTGCATCTCCAGGAGTTGGGTCTGCTGCAGTTCCATCAAAAGTTATTACAGTTTCAGCCTTCATTAATTCCATCCAGCCATCAAATACACCATATCCTGCTACTGCTGCACCACCTGTCAATGCTGAATCATCTCCCCATGCTAATCTTACTACATCAGAAGCGATACCATTTACTGCTCTGTTTACGATTGCATCTGATAATTGAGTTCCCTCAATATTGTTAACATCTACACCATTTTTGTACATTTCTTCAATGTAAGTTCCGTAAAACTCCTCACTACATTGCTCTAAAGCAACTCTACATCTTCCTGCAGTAATTGTTTTATTGTCAATATTAAATTGTGTTGTTCCACTTGCTGTAGTACATCCTGTTTGTTTTTCTACTATTTTAGTTAGAGCAGCAGAAGTGTAAACATTCATTTTATGTTTTACATTAGGAATAACTCTATAGTTACGCATAATATCATCACTTCTAAATACTGGCTCATAAAATATTTCATTTAAACTTGCACCATTATATGACGCGAAAGTTCCTTTATTTGCTACATTTGCCATTTTATTTTATTTTTAGTTATTAAATTTATTTTTGATTCTCTCTGCCATTGCATTGTAAAAACCTGCATTAGCATCTTCTTTTTTGTTCTCAACTACAACAGGGTCTGCTTCAGTTACAATCTCAGTACCTTTAGCATCTGCTTTGTTGATTTTAGCGTTTAACGCTTCAACTTCTTGTGTCAAAGTTTCGTTAGTTCCTTTTGAAGCAACTAATTCTTCTTCTAACAAAGAAATCTTGTTTGATAATTCAATGTTACTAGACTCAAACTCAGAAATTTTATTTTTTATCTCATCATTATCTCCTAGATTAACAGTTATCGCAGTTTGTTCAGCAACATCTGCAGAAACTTTTACATCACCTTTTACAGCAGTAACAATCTCTTCAACTTTGTTGTTAAACCATTCTTTTAACTCGTTAGTCATTTTTTTGTTATTTATATTAATACTTAATTTATTCTGTATTTCTTCCTGTGTGATATTCTTAAACTTAGAAACATCATACTTCGCAGCAACTTTAATAGAATCAGAGATAGTATCAATAAAACCCATTTCAAATGCTTCGTTAGCATTTAACCAAGTTTCTTCATCCATCATCTCTGCAAGAGCATCATAAGATAATCCTGTCTTTTTTCTATAAATGTCTGTCAGTTCGCCTGTGATTTTCTCAAGAGTTTCTGCTGTCTTTCTCATATCTTTAGCCTCACCCATTGTACCACCCCAAGCATTATGAATCATAAACAAAGAATTTTCAGCCATAACAACCTCATCTGCACCAAGAGATATAATAGTAGCAATACTCGCTG